GGGAAGTATAGGTGGTGGAGCTTCAGCAGGTGGAGCAATATACGAAAACACAGATGACATTACTTCTGACTATACAATAACCGCTGGCTCAAATGGAATGAGTGTAGGACCTATGACAATAGCCAGTGGCGTAACCGTAACCGTCCCTAGTGGACAAAGATGGGTAATCTTATGACATGTAAAATTAATGCAGATACAACTGATGGTTTAAAGATAGTTTCTGATACAAGTGGTGCAGTAGATATACAATCTAATGGAACAACAAGAGCATCAATAGATGCGGCTGGAAATTTAAAAATTAATTCAGGTTTAGGTTCTGTTGAAACCGCATATGGTTGTCGTGCTTGGATTAAGTTAACAGGTACAGGAACTGCTGCTGAGGTAGAAAGTGGCAATGTAGCAAGTATTACAGACAGAGGAACAGGAACATATACTGTAACTTTTACCACAGCTATGCCAGATGCAAACTACGCAGCCGTAGTAGGAACAACGTGGGCAGCAGGAGTAACAGAACATGTAACAGGGTTAGTTTATAATGATGCTCCATATGCTCCAGCAGTAGGAAGCGTAACAGCAAAGACATATAATTTTACAAATGCTGGTGCTGCTGTTGATGCAACTACTGTTTATGTAGCGGTGTTCAGATAAGGAGAAAAATATGAGAATTATATATGAAGAAGATACAAGCACACATAAAGTTAACGTAGTAATTCCTACTTCAGAATGGTTGGAAACACATACTATGGAAGAACTTGCTGCTAAAGTTGTACCAGCAGGTGCAAACTATGAGATAGTAGAAGACTCAGTAATACCAACAGACAGAACATTTAGAGAGGCTTGGAGATGGGAATAACAGTTGACATAACGGTAGCTAAAGAAATTACTAAAGATAGACTTCGTGCTGAAAGAAAACCTTTGCTAGAAGAACAAGATATTTTATATCAAAGAGCATTGGAAACAAGTGCAAGTACAGCAGCAATTATAACTGAGAAAAATCGTTTGAGAGATATTACCAATCAAGTAGACAGTATGACTACACTAGATGAATTAAAAGGAGCGAAAGTATAATGGCACTAACATTACATGGCACAGTAGCAGATAACACCGTAGTCTTAGACAGAAGAAATGCTAAACCTATTATTATTAATGGTGATATGGCTGTTGACCAAAGAAATTCTGGTGCAAGTGTAACAGCAGTTGATAATGCTTATCAAGTTGACAGATGGAGAACATTTAGTGGAGCTGCTTCTAAATTTACAGTACAACAACAGACAAGTGTTGTACCACCTTTTTTTAGAAATGCTCAAAAAATTACATCATCATCTGCTTACTCAGCAGCGGCTGGTGAAGCGTTTGCTCTTAATACACCTATTGAAGGCGGCAGTATTGCAAACTTAGGATTTGGAACTGCAAATGCAAAATATGTAACTCTATCTTTTCTTGTATATTCTAGTTTAACAGGCACTTTTAGTGGCTCTCTTTTTAATTCTGCTTGGAATCGTTCTTACCCATTTACTTATTCAGTTGGGTCTGCCAATACTTGGACAACTATTGTTGTAGCAATTCCTGGTGATACATCAGGTACTTGGCTGACTACTACTGGTACTGGACTTGTGGTTAATTTTGATATTGGTTCAGGCTCAGATTGGAAAGGTTCAGCAGATGCTTGGGCTAGTGCTGCATATACAGGTGTTGCTGGTTCAGTTTCTATAGTTGGAACTTCTGGAGCAACTTTTTATATAACAGGTGTACAACTAGAGGTAGGCGAGTTTGATGCTAACAGCATAGCTCCCTTCCAACATGAATTTTACATTGAAAATGTAGAAAGATGTTGGCGATATTTTGAAGCATGTGAAGGCGGAGGCACTCCAAACATATTTGGACAAGGTTTCTTATCAGATGGTACTGGTAGAGTAGCAACTTTAATTGGCTTTCATCCAAAAAGGGCTATTCCAACAGTAACATCTAGTGCTGCTGGTACATTTACAGGAAGTCAAGGCGTAGTAGCTGGGGGTGTAGCTACAGGTTTTATTGTTAAAGCATGGTCTGCAAATACAGGTGCTAATTCAGGGGTTGCTGCTGGTATGTGTCATGTGCATTTAGATACATCTGGTCATTCTGGTATGACAGATGGACAAATGTGTAGAGTCGCTAACACAAGTGGAACAACCGCATTTATAAAATGTGATGCAGAGTTATAGGAGATATTAATGGCAATCATATATAAAAAATTAAACATGCCTGACGGCACAACTGAAAGAACTGATTATATTTGTAAAGTAGTAACAGACGATTCTGATAATGTACTAACAGATAGTTGGATTCCTACTAATACAAATAATAGAGATTACCTTGAATATCAAGAATGGGTAGCAGAAGGTAACACAGCGGAGGCAGCAGACTAATGAGTAGTATTAAATTAAAAGGTAGCACTTCGGGTGATGTAACAATTACTGTACCAGCAGTTGCTGGAACTAATACAATAACCATACCAGCAGTAACAGGTACTTTACCGTTATCTAATTTAGACCATGTAACCAATAGACCTAATGCTAAACCTATTATCACTAATGGTAATATGCAGGTAGCTCAAAGAGGAACTTCAAGTTCAGGACATAGTTCAGGTGGTGGGTATTTAACTGTGGACAGAATAAGTCATTCATTTGGTATAGGAACTTGGACTGTATCACAAGAAACAGACGCACCAACTGGAAGTGGTTTTACAAATTCTTTAAAAATGGATTGTACAACAGCAAATGCAAGTCCAACATCAAGTGCTGTTTTAATTTTAGTACAAAAATTAGAGGGACAAGACTTGCAGCTATTTAAAAAAGGTACATCTAATGCAGAAAAAATGACTATATCTTTTTGGGTAAAGTCAGCTAAAACTGGAACATACATTATGGAATTAGATGATAATGATAATAACAGAACTATAAGTCAAGCATATACTATCTCAAGTGCTGACACATGGGAGAAAAAAGTATTAACTTTTGATGGTGATACTACAGGAGCATTTGGCAATGATAATGGTGAGTCATTAAGAATAAATTGGTGGTTATCTGCTGGAAGTAATTTTACAAGTGGTACTTTAGCAACATCTTGGGTAACAACAGTTAGTGCGAATAGAGTAGTAGGTCAAGTTAATTTAGCAGATAGCACATCTAATGATTGGTCTATTACAGGCATACAAATGGAAGTAGGCGAGTATGACGCAACAACTATACCACCATTTCAACACGAATCTTTTGGTGATAACTTGGCAAGATGTCAAAGATACTATCAAAGATGGAATGGAGATAGTGCATATAACACAGCTATGGTTGGAGTTTATAATGATACTACTACTTTAATTTGTGTTCATACACACATTGTTCCAATGCGAACAGCAGCAACTTTTAGTATTTCAGCAGCTTCTGATTTTGATTTAGAACCCTTTGATGTTGCACCATCACAAGTATCAACATTTGGCACAGGTAATGAATATCAACAAGCTATAGATGCGACTGACACTTCAGCAAGAACAAAAGGTTTTGGTGGTGTTATATGTGTTGACCAAACAGATGGATTTTTTGATTTTGATGCGGAGTTATAATTATGAATGAAATGAATATCACAAGTGCAAAATACAAAACAAGTAAATCAGAAAACGATTCTATTATTTTGGTTGTAGATGGTAAAACTTTACATGTACCTATAGCACCAGGTAATAGACACTATCAAGCAGTACAAGCATGGGTAGCAGACGGTAACACCATAGCGGAAGCGGATTAGGAGATAATTAATGAAAGAAAATGAAAAATGTTTAACTGAAGCTGACATAGATAGAATAGCAGAAAAAGCAGCTAATAGGGCATTAGAAAAAGTATATGCTGAAGTTGGTAAAAGTGTATCTAAAAAGTTAATGTGGATTATGGGTGTTGTATCTATAAGCTTAATAGTATGGTTATCTAGCTTTGGTGGTATAACTAAGTTATAAGAGGAGGCAATATGTATAAACTTGCAAAAATAATGGCGGCACACCCCGACAGAAAAATTAATGGACAATACCGTAGATTATACTTTCGTGGAAGGATGCCACATAAATTATGAAAAAAGACAGTAGGCTAACAAGAGCAGGGGTTAGTGGTTTTAATAAACCTAAACGTACCCCTAACCACCCTAAGAAATCTCATGTAGTAGTTGCTAAACAAGGTGATAAAATAAAAACTATTAGGTTTGGACAACAAGGGGCTAGTACAGCAGGTAAACCTAAATCAGGGGAGTCAGCTAGAATGAAAGCAAAAAGAAAATCATTTAAAGCTAGACATGGTAGAAATATAGCTAAAGGAAAAATGTCAGCAGCTTACTGGGCGGATAAAGTAAAATGGTAAAAAAGAAAACAAAAAAAAGTACAGTAAATAAAGCAGGTAATTATACTAAACCTACTATGCGTAAAAATCTTTTTAACAAAATTAAAGCAGGTAGTAA